CTTATGCGGGACAGCGTGACTTATCGCAATGCCGTACGGTTCGGCTTGGTCACGCCTACACCGCATCCTGTACGATTTTATTTTGAGGATAACCCGCCGGAGGGGCAGGAGAATTTATGACAATTGTGATTCAGGTAAACGCTCCGCTCGGCTCCGAGCAGGCGGTCAAGGAGGCTCTGGCCATCTACTGCGAGCGGTTCGGGGACTGCCGGGTGGTGGAGATCAGGGAGGATAAAGTGGAGCAGCAGACGTTTATGGGAGGAAAATTGTGAAGCAGATTGACATACTGGAAGAGATCATCGTGGACAACTTCGCCGGGGGCGGCGGAGCATCAACCGGGATTGAGCTGGCCTGCGGGCGTCCGGTGGCCATTGCCATCAACCATGATCCGGATGCCATTCTCCTGCACAAAACCAACCACCCATACACGGAGCATCTTCAGGCAAGTGTCTGGGATGTTGACCCGGTGGAAGTGTGTCGGGGACGGCCCGTGGGACTGGCCTGGTTCAGCCCGGACTGCAAGCATTTTTCAAAGGCCAAGGGGGCGGCACTGGTTGACCGGAATATCCGGGGGCTTGCCTGGATTGTTTTGCGGTGGGCCGCTCTGGTTCGTCCCCGGGTGATCATGCTGGAGAATGTGGAGGAATTTCAGACCTGGGGTCCGGTACGCAAAGGAAAGCCTGTGAAAGCAAAAGCCGGGCAGACCTTCCGCAAGTGGAAACAACAGCTTTCCGATCTGGGATATGAAATCGAGCATCGGGAACTGGTGGCTGCGGATTATGGTGCGCCGACGACCCGGAAACGATTCGTTCTGGTTGCCCGATGTGATGGAAAGCCCATTGTGTGGCCGAAACGGACACACGCACCCAGGGACAGTGAGGAAGTACGATCCGGGAAGCTGCTACCCTGGCGGTCTGCGGCTGAGATCATCGACTGGTCTATTCCGGGTTATTCCATATTTTCCACCAAGGAGGAGCTATGGAAGCGGTATGGCGTAAAAACCGTCCGGCCTCTGGCAGACAACACCATGCGCCGTGTAATTCGCGGCGTGGATAAGTTCACAATCCGGAGTGGAAATCCGTTCATTGTGGAATGCAATCATGGTGGGAATGGCCATATCCGCAATGTTGAAGAACCTGTCAATACCCTTACCGGGAAATACACCGGGGGTATATGTGAACCTGTAATGATTCCGTATACCTTCAGCAATACCGGAGGAAGTGTTGGCTCTGGCGCTGGCGATCCGGTACATACCATCCGAACAGCCGGGGGACAGATATTGGCATCTGCAAACCTGATGAGCATTGGACAAACAGGTGGTGGCGACCGTATTCGTGATGTGAGAGATGCTGCACCAACAACTGTGTCAAAGCAGGAAGCTTGTTTAGTTGCCACGAACCTGATTCAGTATCACACGGAGCAGACGGAAAATGTCCGGGCAAATGGCGTAACGGAGCCGATTCCCACAGTGGACGCTTCTAACCGCTATGGACTGACCTGTGCCAACCTGGTGGAGTATTACGGTAATGGTATTCCGCTGGATCTTCGTGAACCAATGCGAACCATTACAGCCCATGACCGGGAGGCCCTGACAGCGGCCCACATTGTGGAATTCAAAGGGCAGGATATTGGACAGGCAGCAGAGACCCCGCTCCGTACCATTACAGCCTCTTCCGGAGAGTTTGCAGATTGCCGGGCGGTGCTGGCAAAAGTGGAAGGCGGAAGCCTTGGCCGCTGGCCCCAGATTCGGGAGCTGCTGAACAGGTACTGCGGTTACCACCTGGCGGAGAATGATGTGATCCTTCTGGTAATCCGTGGGATTGCCTACTATATCGCAGACATTACACTTCGGATGCTGGTTCCCCGGGAACTGTACAATGGCATGGGATTCCCGGTTGATTACATCATTGACCGGGATTATATGGGAAATGCCTACGGTAAGACAAAACAGGTTGCCCGGTGCGGGAATGCGGTATGCCCGCCGCTTGCGGAAGCAATGGTAAGAGCAAACCTGCCGGAGTGGTGCAGTATGAAGATAACTACCATGGGGCAATTCCATGATGCAGTTGCCATATAGGAGGTAACAGGATATGATTCGCTATTACATATTTGCGCTGGGCTGGCTGTGGAAGCATCGGTACTGGCATGACAGCCGCCAGAAGTGGAAGGCGTTTGACCAGGCTTGCCGGGGCAGGCTAGGGGGAAGGTTCTGATGGAAAGCAAATATTTCAATGACCGCCGTCCTTTTCATGACATTCTGGTCCCTGTTAATTCCGCGCTTGATATTTTTTCCTGCCATGAGAAATTTTTGGCAAGGGTAGTGGATGAACAGGAAAAAGCAACAATCAATGAGATTGTTCGGTATTGCCAGGAGAATGATATCGGGCATCTCCGGATCATTGATGGAGAGTTTGTCAAGCAGGCCATCCTGTCAGCCTGTGAAAGAGGGATTTTTCAGCCAAAAGCACACCTATTCAAGGTGTTATGCCCTATCTGCATGCACCGTGGCTTTGATGAATGCCATGTATGCCATAAGTGCATGTGCGAAAAGGAAGCTGGCTTCTATCCTGATGCTGAAAGAATTCAGCATCTACTTGACAGGGAACAGGAACTTTTGGAGGTGAAGCGCCATGAAACTGTTTGGCTGCTTCAGGAAAAAGCCGGAGCCTGTTCCTGAGCCTATTGAAAAGGGATACCAACCACATGGGATTGCATTCAGGTATTTGTGCAAAGTATGTTTGATGCGCGATTACAAGAATTCAGATTCGTGCTGCAAGTGCAGGTGTGAATGATTCCCTGGTTTTATTCCCGACACATGGAGAATTGAAAAGTTACTGAGAGCTGAAAAAGCCTTATGCAAATGGATAGAGACAATGGATGAAATTCGTGAAGACGTTTTAGGAGGCGATGTATACGATCAACAAGAAAAATAAGCGTCGGGTGTCCATGCTTCTGAACTCCCAGACCTTGTACCACCTGAATCAGAAGGCGGCTGAGGAGGGCGTGGATATGGGCGAAGTGGTAGACCGGATGGTAAGAGAATGGCGCAGGCGGGAACGCTGGTCCGATATCCGCATAATGCATGGCATTAAGATGCACTGACGCTTGCAATGGAGGGGAGGCTTTGGCCTCCTCTTTTTTATGCGCTGCTGGCGGGATAGAGAAAGGCCCATGTTTTTTGCTAATATGGTGCAAACGATGATGGGAGGGAGGGCCGTGATAGATTGGGACGCGATTAAGACAGAGTACATTACAACGACATTGAGTTACCGACAGCTTGGGGAAAAATATGGCCTTTCCCACAAGATGATTGCTGTCCGAGGGAAAAATGGCGGATGGGTTGAGCAGCGCAGACAATACAGGTCCAAAGTGACGGCAAAAACAATCGAAAAAATGGCCAATAAAACGGCCAATAAGCGGGCCAGAGTGGCGGACCTGGCGGACAAGCTCATGGACAAGCTGGAGCAGGCCATAGATGAGCTGGACCTTAAAACCACATCTGTCAAGGTTAAGTCTGTCAATGGCAATGTGGAGGAGGTCATTGAGTACAAAAAAGCTGAGGAGGGGGGCACTGTCAGCAGGACAGGCCTGAGACAGCTGACGGCAGCTCTACGGGACCTTAAGGAGATCAAGGACATTATTTCCGACCTGGATAAGCGGGAGCAGGAGGCCCGTATTGAGGCGCTCAGGGCAAAGAGCGTGGATGTGTCTGACGATGACGAGGAGACCGGCGTAATTATGCTGGCTCCCAGATTGGATGGTAGTGACGATGGCTAATGTAATATGGTCCCCCCAGCCAAAACAGCGGGAATTCCAGGAGCGGCCGGAGTATGAGGTGCTCTATGGCGGCGCTGCCGGCGGCGGCAAGTCGGATGCCCTGCTGATGGAGGCCCTGCGGCAGGTGGACAATCCGGATTACAGAGGGATTATTTTTCGTAAGACATTCCCACAGCTGGCGGAGCTGATCGACCGCTCTCTGATCCTATACAAGGCGGCCTTTCCAAAGGCAAAGTACAACGATGGAAAGCATGTGTGGGGGTTCAAGAGCGGTGCCAAAATCTTTTTTGCATCCATGCAGCACAGCAAGGACAAGACCAATTACCAGGGCAAGCGGTATGATTTTATCGGGTTTGATGAGCTGACGCACTTTACCTGGGAGGAGTACAGCTATATGTTTTCCCGAAACCGTCCATCCAAGCGGCCTAAGAGCACCAAAAAGACCATCTGCTACATCCGGGCGACTACAAACCCCGGCGGCGTTGGCCATGGCTGGGTAAAAGAGCGGTTTATCGATGCTGCGGAGCCTGGGCAGACCATTGTGGAGATTGTCGAGGTTACCATGCCGGACGGGAGCAAGCGCAAGATCAAGCGGGACCGGGTATTCATCCAGGCAACCATATTTGACAATCAAGCGCTGCTGGACAATGACCCCGGATATCTGGGCAGCTTGGCTTTGCTTCCGGAAAAGGAGCGGGATGCCCTGCTGTATGGCGTCTGGGATGTATTCGAGGGACAGTATTTCACCGAATTTCGGGTACGGCCTGATCCTGTCAAGTGCAAGGATGCGGGTATCACCGTGGAACAGGCGTTGGAGCAGCACAGGTTTGTGCATGTGATTCCCGCGTTTGATCTTCGAAGCGGCAACCGGAGCGGATGGCAGATCTACCGCTCCTATGACTTTGGTTATGCCAAGCCCTTTTCCTGCGCCTGGTGGGCGGTGGACTATGATGGCGTGCTGTACCGCATTATGGAGATGTACGGCTGCACCAAGGTCCCGAACGAGGGCGTTAAATGGACGCCGGATCAGCAGTTTGCCGCCATTGCCGAGGTGGAGCGGACACACCCATGGCTTGTTGGAAAAAACATCATTGGTGTAGCTGACCCCGCTATCTGGGACAGCAGCCGGGGAGAATCCATATCCGATACGGCCAGCAAGTACGGCATCTATTTCAGCCCGGGCGACCATGAGCGGATACCTGGATGGATGCAATGCCATTACCGGCTCCAATTTGATCACAACGGATATCCCCGGATGTATGTGTTTGACACCTGCAAGGCATTTATCCGCACCATCCCGCTGATGATGTATGACCAGAGAAAGCCCGAAGACCTGGACAGTGAGCTGGAGGACCATGTGGCAGACGAGTGGCGCTACATGTGTATGTCCAGACCCATTAAGCCCCTGCGGCCAGTGGAAAAACAGGTGATACTGTCCGACCCTTTGGACCAATTTATCAATAATCGACGCAGATAGGAGGACATATGGACAATGAGATTGTAACCCAGGCATCGGATGTGGCAGAGCCGGAGGCAATGGCACCGGGCATCCAGCCTGTAGATGAGGAGCAGGTCAAAAAGTTTATGCAGATCCTGGAAAAATACAAGACAGGTAAGAAGGGAACAGAGCAGCGAATTCTGGCCAGTGAGAACTGGTGGAAGCTGCACAACCATCGGGAAGAGCAGAAAACCACCCAGATTGGCAAGGACGGCGCTTATATGAGCCAAAGCGCATGGACCCACAACGTCATTGTGTCCAAGCACGCGGACATGATGGAGAGCTATCCCATGGGGAAATTCCTTCCCCGGGAGGAGGCAGACCAGGAGGAGGCGGAGCGGCTCAACAGTATTGTTCCCTGTGTATTGGAGCGGACGGACTTTGAGAGCCAATACTCTGATTTTGCATGGCAGAAATGCAAAACCGGCACCGGCGTTTTGTCCGTGGTATGGGACAAGGGGCTGCTCAATGGGCTGGGTGACATTGTGGCAAAGCAGGTCAACCTGCTCAACCTGTATTGGGAGCCGGGCATTCGTGACATCCAGGAGAGCCCCTATTTTTTCCATACCGAGCTGATGGACAAAAGCGTCCTGGAGGAGCAGTACCCGGAGCTTAAAGACAAGCTCAAGGCCAGGGACTTTTACGACACCAAATTCCTGTACGATGACACTGTGGATGACAGCAATAAGTACACGGTTATCAACGTCTACTACAAAAAGCGGATCAAAGGCAAGCGGACATTGCAGTACTGCAAATTTGTCTCCGGCTTTATCCTGTTTGCTTCCGAAAATGATCCGGATATGGCAGAGCGCGGACTGTATGACCATGGGCTTTATCCCTATGTGTTTGACCCGCTGTATCCCATTGAGGGCTCTCCCTGCGGCTATGGCTATATCGACATCTGCCAGAATCCCCAGACGGCCATTGACATTATGCGGACGGCCTATGTCAAAAACGCCATGGCCGGGGCTACCCCCAGATATTGGTCACGCAACGACGGCGGTGTCAACGAGGAAGAGTTTTTAGACCTGAGTAATCCCCTGGTACACGTCAACAACACCAGTGACGATGCCCTCAAGCGTATTGACCACAACTATCTGGATGGCTCCTATCTCAGCGTGATGGACAGCACCATTCAGGAGCTTCGGGAGACCAGCGGAAACACCGAAACCAGCACCGGCAACATCCAGAGCGGTGTAACGGCGGCATCTGCCATTGCCGCATTGCAGGAGGCCAGCGGTAAGGGCAGCCGGGACAGCAATCGATCCAGCTATCGGTGCTACAAAAAGGTGCTCAACCTGTATGTGGAGCTGATCCGGCAGTTTTACGACCTGCCCAGACAGTTCCGCATTGTGGGGCAGAATGGCGCGGTCAGATTTATGGAGTATACCAATGCGGGGCTTAAGCCGGAACCCATGGGTAACCACTTCGGAGTGGATATGGGCTACCGCCTGCCGGTATTTGACATCCGCGTTGAGGTCGAAAAAAAGAACGCATACAGCACAGTGGCACAAAACGAGCTTGCCTTGCAGCTGTACAAAATGGGCATGTTTAATCCGCAGATGGCGGAGCAGGCGATCATGTGTATCAGCATGATGGACTTTGACGGGAAAGACGACATTATCCAGAAGATATCCCGCAATGCCATGATGATGCAGAAGCTGGCACAGTACATGGGGTTGGCGTTGCAGTTTGCCCAGCAGGCAGATCCGCTGATGGCTCAGGGAATTATGCAGGACATGGCCCAGACGCTGGGAACCATGCCTGCACCTGCGTCCGGGAATGTGTCTCTGACAAAGCCAGGACAGGCCATGGGAGCCGAGCCTGCCAATGTGGAACGGGCAAGAGAAAAGTCCAACAACGCCTCCCAGCCGGAAGGCGGACAGCAAAGGGTATAAGAGCGGAGGAACATCATGGTAGAAATTACATATTACCGCAGCTACAATCGCGTGACGATTACAGGCCACGCCTTGAGCAATGAACCGGGGAAAGACCTGGTATGCAGTGCAGTTTCGTCTCTGGCCTATACCCTGGCTGCCAATGTCCAGCAATTGGAGGAAAGCGGCTATGTCCGCAACATACACGTCAGAATGGACCCGGGAGATTATGAGGTGAGCTGCACACCTACAACCAGAATGCGAAGCGTGGTCATGCTCATTTATCAGGCTATCTGCTTGGGATTTGCCAGTCTTGCGGTCCACTACCCGGACAATGTCCGCTACGATGCGCACGATTAGTCCAGGGATAGAGACGGCAAAAAAATAGTGCTATCATTTCAGTACGGATTCGCCACCCATAGTGGCAGATTGGAGGTCTATATGACAAAACACATTTGGTGGGAAGATTTGCAGCTGTTTGCAGGCGAGGGCGCCGGTGCTGGCGATGGCGCAGAAGCAGGCGGTGATACAGCTTCCGCAGTCCCCCAGGAAACCGGAGTAGAGGACGGCGATCCCGGCCGTCAGAGATTGCAGGAGCTGGGTGTCCCGCAGTCTAAAATCAGCAAACGGGCGAGTAAGGCTGTGTCTGATTACCTGTCCCAGAGACAGACCCAGGCTCAGCAGATGCAGGCCGCCGCTGCACCGCAAGAAGATCTTCCCAAAGCGGAGCTTCCGTCCTGGGATGAGATCATGAAGAACCCTGAGTACAACCAGAAGATGCAGGAGATTGTACAGAGCCGGCTCAAAAACTCCAAAAAGGCCGAGGAGCACATGAAAGCGCTTTCCCCGGCGCTGGAACTTTTGGCCCGGAAGTACAACATGGACGCCCAGGAAATGGACTTTGCGGCTTTGGCAAAGGCCATCAGCGACGACGATTCCTATTACGAGGAACGGGCGCTGGAAATGGGCGTTGGTGTGGAACAGGCGAAACGGATGGATCAGATGGAGCGTGAAGTTGCCAGACAGCAGAGGCAGCGCGAACAGACGATCCAGGAGCAGAAAATCCAGGCGCACTTCCAGTCCATGGAGCAGCAGGCGGAAGAACTCCGGAAAGTCTACCCGGATTTTGACCTGCGAAAGGAACTGGAAAACCCCAGATTTGCCCGCATGACCTCTCCGGCTGGCGGATGCAGCGTACAGGATGCGTACTTTGCCCTGCACCGGCAGGAGATCATGGACAGCGCCATGAGCGCAGCCGTTCGCAACACCAAGTCCAATGTGTCCAAAGCCATCCAGTCGGGGTCTATGCGCCCCCAGGAGGCCGCTACGGTTAGTCAGGCACCTTCCATTACCCAGATTGACCCCAGAAAAATGACCAGAGAGCAGCGAGAGGAATTGAAGAATCAAATTCGGATTGCTGCGGCGGAGGGAAGGCACATTTATCCTGGCCAGTAAGATAATGCCTTCCCGGAAAGGAAGGAATTATGAGTAACATGAAATATCTGTTCGCGATGCTGTTCGTGAACCTGCAGCTGTTTGCTGACAACGGCGCTGGCACGCTGGTCAACACGACCCAGAACTACGTCAACGCCTACACTGGTGCTGTCACCAACTTCGACGGAACCAACACCCTGGCGGGTGAAGTTAAGGTTTTCTATGATACGGAGCTGCTGGAAAACGCCCGTATCGAAATGTTTTATGCCCAGTTTGGCCGGAAGCAGCGTCTGCCTGCCAACCATGGTCTGAGCGTGGAATGGCGCAAGTGGAATACCTTTGAAAAGGCCTCTGAGCTGAAAGAAGGCGTGATCCCCACCGGCCAGAAGTTCGGTATGAGCTCCAAGACCGGCGCCATCAAGCAGTATGGCACTTTCACCGCTGTTTCTGACAAGCTGGAAATGCGCGGCTATGATGACGTTATCCTGGGTGCTACCGAGGAAATGGGTGCATCCGCTGCCGAGACCCAGGAAACCCTGATTCGGGATGCCCTGCTTACCAATACCAATGTTCTGTACTGCGACAACATCACCCTGGCAACCGGGGCCATTACCGGAGCCACTCCCACCGCGCCCGGCGAGATGGAGGCAACCGCCGAAATCCTGTGCAAGCTGACCCCGGATTCCATCAACCGGGCCGTGACGCTCATGAAAAAGAACCGGGTGCCCCGGATCAATGGCAAGTACTATGCGGTTATCCATCCGTCTGTTGCCTATGACCTTCGCAGCAGCAAGGACTGGATTGAGGTACATAAGTACGCGGCCACCAGCGAAATCTTCAACGGCGAAATCGGCGAGCTCCATGGCTGCCGTTTCATCGAGAATGTATTTGCCCCGATCCTGGCTGAAAGCTATGCCAACAAGGCTGGCACGGTGACTTATGCCACCTATATGTTCGGCAAGGATTCCTTCGGCATCATCGACCCCGAAGGCGGCGCCATGCAGATGATTGTCAAGGACAAGTCCCAGGTTGGCGGCCCTCTGGATCAGTTCTCCACCATTGGCTACAAGTTTGAGACCAACGGTGCTACCATCCTGTACACGGAGCGGGTGCTCCGGATCATGAGCTGCTCCAGCTACAGCGCAACCGACAAGAAAAACTAAACTGCCCGGGAGGGCCTTCGGGCTCTCCCAGCAAAGAAAGGAATGTTTCTCATGCCGAAAGCCAATAAAAACGATGACCTGATGAAAGAAAATGACGCTTCCGCTGCCCAGGAGGAGAGAACCGCAGAGATTCCCGAAGCTCCTCCCGACAATAAGCCGCCTGAAGGTGCTCCGGCAAAGGTTCCGGAGCGGGTGGACATCTTCATTCCCAGAGCGGGCGTCAATGAAGAGCCGGTGCTGACGGTTGGCATCAATGGCGTTATGTATCGGCTGCCCAGAGGAAAGACTTCCAATGTTCCGAAGTTCGTGGCAGACGAAATCAAACGGTCCTGGGAAGCTGCATCCTATATGGATGAACACAGCAACGATATGCAGGACCAGATGCTGAACATGGCCCGCAGCGTCGGCCTGATTAAGTAAACACAAGGAAGGGGAGCGTTTTGGCTCCCCTTTTTTGGAAAGGAGCCGAATATGACCATAATTGAAGCCCTCAATATGGCGGATGCACTGAAGCCAAACACCTATGACCAGATGACAAAGATTCAATGGTTAAGCCAGCTGGATCTGATGGTCAAGCACGATGTGTATGATACCCATGACGTGGTATCCCCCATCTTCTCCGGATATAACCAAGATACCCCGCTGGATACCGTACTTCTGATTCCGTCCCCCTATGACAGGGTGTATCAGCGTTGGCTGGATGCACAGATTGATTTGGCAAACGGAGAAGTCGACAGGTTTAATGCTTCGATTCTGCTGTTCAACAAAGATTACACGGAGTTTATCAATGATTTCAACCGCAAATACCGGCATAAAAATAAAAGTCAGCGATTTTTGTTCTAAGGAGGTGTTGGAATGAACTATCCCACGTTACCCAATCAGTCTGTGGAGCGGGAGGTTATCAACACGTTCCGGGGATATAACCATAATATGCGTATCGGCAAAGGCGAATTTTACGATATGCGGAACCTGACTTCCAGCTACTTTCCGCTGATTACTCCAAGAGCACAGAGAGGATTCTATACCGGCGGCGGAAATATCACCACAATGATTGCCAAAGACAAACTCTGCTATACGGATGGCCGCTATGTCGTGATCGGGCAGGACCGCATTGATATGGGCCTAACACAGGGAGACAAGTCCCTGGTATCTATGGGCGCTTATATCGTGATTCTCCCGGACAAAAAGTACATCAATACGGTGGATTATGACGACAAGGGCCAGATTGAAGCGGACATGAAAACCACTGGGTCGGTCAGCTTTGTTTTGTGTCAGCTTTCGGGGGAACCCTTTGATATCACATATGTTGGAGACAAGGAGCCCTCCGACATCGAAAATACGAAATATTGGATGGACACATCCACAAAGCCGAATACGCTGAAAAAGTATTCTACCGCCAGCGGCATGTGGGTGGCCATTACCTCAACGTACATCAAGATCAGCTCTATGGGCATTGGGATTCCCTTTGAAGAGGGAGACGGCGTTACCATTTCCGGCCTGAAAGATGCACAGCTGATTGACAGCAGCAGCGGAAGCGTGATTACAGACCCGGATATCAATGCCATTGACGGTAGTTTCGTCATTCTGAAAAAGGACGAGGATTCTATTATCATCACGGGAATGATCGGCGAGGCCCGTTCCATCCGCAACCAGGTCACGGTACAGCGTTCCATGCCGGAAATGGACTTCTGCATTGAATCCGGGAACCGACTGTGGGGATGCAAGTACGGCCTGGACAAAGAGGGCAAGACCCTGAATGAAATCTACGCCTCCAAGCTGGGGGATTTCAAAAACTGGAACTGCTTCCAGGGGGTGTCTACGGACAGCTATATTGCCTCCTGCGGCACAGATGGCCCGTTTACCGGAGCCATAACCCATTTAGGGTATCCGCTTTTCTTCAAGGAGGAATATCTGCACAAGGTATATGGCAATTTCCCGGCAAACTTCCGGATTCAGACAACTGCCTGCCGAGGCGTCCAGAAAGGAAGCTGGAAAAGCGTTGCCATCGTAGGCGAGACACTGTATTACAAGTCCAGGCTTGGGGTATGTGCATACGACGGTTCTCTTCCGGGGGAAATCAGCACGGCAATGGGAGATATCTCCTATTCCAATGCTGTGGGCGGCGCCCATGGCAACAAATACTATATCTCCATGATGGATAACGACGGCATTTATCATCTGTTTGTGTTCGATGCCTCCAAGAATATGTGGCACAAAGAGGACAACACCCACGTGAAGGAGTTTTGCAGTTTCGGAAATGATATCTATTTCCTGGATGCCGCAGACGGCCAGATTAAAACAATGCTGGGCTCCATTTCCCTTGACAGGAAACCGGTGTCCTGGATGGCGGAGACTGGCCTGTTCGGGGTTGACGATCCTGGCAAAAAGTACATATCCCGGGTGGAAATCCGGATTCAGCTGGAGCCGGAAAGTGCAGTCAATGTCTATATTGATTATGACAGCGAAAATCAGTGGAGGCAGGTATGTGCCATGAAGGGAACAACCCTTCGTTCTTTTGATATTCCCATTCGCCCAAAGCGCTGTGACCATTTCCGGCTGCGGATAGAGGGAGAAGGTCCTGCAAAAATATTCTCCATATGCAAATCCATTACGAGAGGAAGTGGGTACTGATGGCGTATCGACTGCCAAATATCAATGCCGGGAATCCAGCGGAACAGATCCGGCAGATGCATTCTTATCTTCGCCAGCTGGTTACGGATATGAATATGAACCTGGAAGCGGAAGAAGAGGCAAGCGCAAACCAGACAAAAGAGAAGGAGGAGGAATCCTTCTCGGTGATTCAGTGCTACCCAGTGGGTTCCGTGTACATCAGCGTCAACGATGTCAGCCCGCAAACATTGTTTGGAGGACGGTGGGAGCAGATGAAGGACCGTTTTTTGCTGGCTGCCGGTGACGTGTATAAAGCTGGAAGTGTTGGAGGCTCTTCGACTGTAAAGCTGACAGCTGACCAGATCCCCAGTCATACACACACAATTTCTTACAATTCCATGGAAGTCAAAACAGGAAATACGGATGCAAAGTACCCGTCGGTGATTCCCGGGCAGAAACAGCAGCTTACTTCCAGTACCGGCAAGGGAGAAGCACATGACAATATGCCGCCTTACATCGCCGTTTATGTTTGGGTGAGAGTTCATTAAAGGAGTGATCTTATGGACAAGCAAAAAAAAGAAAATGAAGTTGTGAGCCCTTCCAAGAATACGTCCGGAACAGAAACAAGTGTCCAGAAACTTCCTGGATATCAGTCACAGTGGACGGAACAGATTGACAAAATCTGGAACGATTATCAGAACAGAGGCCCGTTCGAGTTCAATGTCAATGAAGATGCCCTGTATCAGCAGTATCGGGACCGTTATATCCGGGACGGCCAGATTGCTATGGAGGATACCTTGGGACAGGCTTCTGCACTTACCGGAGGATATGACAATTCTTATGCCCAGTCCGTAGGTCAGCAGACCTATAACCGATATCTGGAAGGCCTGAATGATATTGTTCCGGAGCTGTATGCAATGGCGCTGGATCGATACACACAGCAGGGCAATGATATGCTGGCTCAGTATGGTCTTCTGATGGATCGAGAAAACCAGGATTACGGCAGATATCAAGATGCTATGTCTCTGGCAAGATCTCAGGTTGATGCCATGCTCTCGATTGGCAAGCGCCCGTCTCAGGACCTGATTGATCAGTCTGGATTGAGCAAGGAATACGTGGATGCCATTCTCAGCCAGTTCGCTGGAAGCAGCGGAGGCGGAAACAGCGGAGGAGGCAGCAGCGGAGGCAGCAGCGGTAGTGGCCGAGGCACTGGAAAGAAGCCTGCGCCAAAGAAAACAGGCAGTGGTTCCGGCATTGATATGGATTCCATCCTAAACCTTGGCCGTGGCCCAATCAGCGGAGACTACCTTGCAGACCTTGTTTCCAAAGGCGAGGTCATACAGAAAAATGATGGAAATAAAATTTCCTTCGAGAACAAGAAGCCGCCTACATCGCTTTTCCCCAAATTTCCGTGGTGAATTATGAGGTTTCAATATGAGTTATCTTGATGATTATAAAAAGGGACTTGAGAAAAGACAGGCCAATCCTGGAAGCACCAGGAATTCTACTGCATCCAATCAGGGCGACAAGACTGTTGTAGAGCGGTCGGATGATTACATGGGGGAGTATCTTCGGGGATTGGAACGCCGAAATGACCGCCCGGTTTATTCTTCTGGAGTTGGCCAGAATTATCTTACCAACTTCATGAAGCGTTCCAATGAGATACTTTCCGGCATCAAAAGCGGAACCTATCGTACAGATATGCAGGAGTTACAGGAACTTGGTCAGCAGAGCAGCGCCATAAGGAAATTCCTGCATGATAACCATTCGCAATTTCCACGGGAAGTTGTACGTATTCTGGAAGATCGGATGAATGAGCTGGATTCTGCGGCAAGATCAACTAGCTGGGCTGTCAGGACAGATCTGCTGGATGAGGCCCGGGCTGGCATGGAATCTTCCCAGGGAAAGAGCCGCTATCAGGAGAACCAGGAAGCTATGGCAGAGGAGAGTGCCCGTCTGCGGAAGAAGTGGGAAGGTTCCCTCAATCCTTATCTCTACGGCCCCGGCGGATATCAGCCAAATGAGCATTACAACATGGTTGGCCAGGAACAGGCTGAGGACTATTTTGACCTTGCCTCTATGGCACAGGAAAAAGTCTGGATGGACACGGTGGCAAAGTACACCGGGAAGAAGTTCAAGGACAATTTCTGGGGGCAGTTTGGTGCAAACTACACCATGGGCCGTCTGGGGCAGGACAGCTCCATAGCTTGGAACAAATACCTGGACGACCCAACAGAGCAGAACCGCCGGGATGCGGAGACCATCGACCAGCTGATAACCGAGATACAGCTCAACAACGAAGATACGCTGGCTGACGACGGGACCCTGCCCTGGATCAGCAAGACCCTGGCAAACTATATTCCCCAGTTCCTGGACCAGATGAAATACAGCGGTTCTCTCGGTGCCGTTGGTGCGTTGACCGGAAATCCAAAAGGCGTGAAGGCTGGCATAGTCATGGGAAGCGGTGTATATTCCTATATGACTATGCGGGGTGCGGCATTCAAAAGCCTGTTAGAAGCAGGAATTCCGGAGGAACAAGCCAGAGCGGCTGCCAAGGATGAAGCCGTTGTGTCCTCTCTGATTGAGATGGGTGATACTGCAATTGACCTGGCTACCCTGGGCGGCGGAAAGCTGATCAATGTATTGACGGCAGGGTCTCTGGATGCAATCAAGAATCAGATTGCAAAGGGTGTCGGAAAAAATGTATTAACGAAGCTGGCAACGGCACTGGCAAAATACGGCATCAACATCGGAAGTGAGTGGCTGGAAGAGGCAACCCAGGAAAGCGTGTCCATTGCCAACCAAAACAATCCAGGCGGCGGAATTCCAGGACTGGTCCAGGACGCTGCCGGTGTGTTCTTCGGGTCCGTATTTGACCCTGAAAGCGAGGAAGGACAGCAAATCCGGGAAGCCGGAGAAGAAGGTGCCAAGATTGCGGCAATGATGGGCGGCATTCAGGGGGTTACCAATGCGGCTGCAAGCAGATTCGCTGCCAATAGAAGAATTCGGGCAGCTCAGCAGGGGCAGCAGGTACCGGAGCAGCTGCCGCCCACACCAAAGGCACAGAGACAGAATGATCTGCTTCAGCAGATGCCGGAGCAGATCCAAAAGGAATCTTCCCAAACTGATCAGAAAACCGATGCAGATGAAAGCGAGCCGGAGGCCCCCACTGTCACATTGGAAGACCTCTCCGCAAAATACGGTGCTCAGGCAGGGGCTATGGAGCAAACCTATCGAATTGGCGGCGGAGAGCAGGATGTTACGCAGTTTGACCGTGCCTATGAAGTTGCCTACAACATGGGCAAAAGCGGCGTCAATGAATCTTATGCCATGAAATCCCAGGCAACCAGCTATCTGACAGAGGGACAACGAAAGGAGGCCTTCCAGGCTGGCCGATATGCAGCAGAAACCGCTGCCCGGGAACAAGCCGATAGGAATACAGCGGAAGCGAACGGAAAGACCGGATGGAAAAAGGGTGTTGTTAAGGGGGAAGGGGTTCAGATTTCCGATCTGACCAGGACATTCAATGACCCTCAGCGCACTGCTTACAAGACCCTCAGCACCATTGCGGAGGCTACGGGAATTGACATTGTGCTCTACAAGTCCCAGACGGACCAAGACGGGAAATTTCAGGGGGCGCAGGGTAAATTCAAGTGGGATGAAAATGCCATTTACATTGACGTCAACGCCGGCCTGTCCTATGCCAAGGACGTGGGCGAGCTGTCCAAGTATACCATGCTCCGCACATTTGGCCATGAATTTACGCACTTTGTTGAAAAGTGGAATCCCCAGCAGTATAATGAGTTCAGAAGCACCGTACTGGATGCCCTCACGGAGCAGGGGATGAATGTGGAAGATCTGATTGATCTGAAAATGGCCCAGGATTCCACCGGAAAGCTTACATATGATCTTGCCAGCCGGGAAGTGGTTGCAGAATCCATGACGGATATTCTTCAGGATTCCACCTTTGTTGAGCAGTTGGCGGCAAAGAACCGCACCCTGTTTGACACCATTCGCAGCAAGATCAAGGAATTTCTGGCCGATATCAAGCGTTATTTTTCTTCCTTGGCTCAGAACCCATCCAAGGAGGCTCGCGCCCTGCAAAAGCAGATGGGTGACACAGTATCCTATCTGGAAGATATCGTGAAAAAGTTCGACCAGGTGGCTGTGAGGGCGGTAGAGCAGTATCAAGCCACGGTTGCAGAGGATGTGCAGCAGGAAAAGGATACTGAGACAAAGTCCAGTGTTGAGCCAAAGACTACGGAAAGCAGCGAGCAGAAGCAGGAACCCAAAACAGAAAAGGACCAGGAGAAACCCAGTCAGCCAGGGACAAAGCAGGGAGAACCTGAAGCCCAGGAAGTTCAGCCGCAGGAGTACCAGGATGATTATGGTTTTACCGTCCGTACCAATTCTCAGTATGGTACTTTGGAAGTTTCCTTTACCAGCAAGCCGGATTCCGCTATTCGCGATGTGCTGAAAGCCAACAAGTTCCGCTGGAATGGAAAGAAAGGTGTCTGGTATGGTAAGGCGGACCAGCAGACCATTGTGGATGCTCTGCATGAGGCTTATGCGAAATTGGAGCAGGCACCTCAGAACGCGGTTGAACCGACGGCATTGGGCGATGATACGGTCCAATCCGATAAGCAGCCTGAAATTCAGGAAGCCCAGAAGCCGGAAGCGGAACAGGATGTTACAGAAGAAAATACTGAAACGGAACAGCTTGAGCCAGAAAGCATTCCTACGCAGTCTGAAACGGAGGAGGCAAAACAGGAGCTGAGAAAGGCTGTCCGAATGCCGATTCAAGGTACCAATATGGAGGCGCTTCTTCAAGGCATTAAAAGCCGAGAGCTTTCCACGGAGAGCATCACTCTTAGAGGAACGGTTTCTGGCTTCAACGAAGAGCAGCGGACACATCTTGTTGAAAAGCTGATTGAAGGGGTTTATTCTAACAAGAATTCTATCAAGATTGATGTTCCCTATGACGGAAAGTTTGAAATTGTGAACAGCCCTGAGGCGGTAGCAAAGGTACTGGATGAATTGAAGGTTCGCGTGAATCAGGAAGTGCTGCTTGACAAAAAGACCTTGTCTTTACTTACCTCAAGAAACGACCTTAGATATACTACTATCGGTGACCAGATATACCTCACTAATGGTGCAATTATGATTCCATCATCTTCTGCGGCAGTGGAATATGTGAAGGAAAATTATAATGCAAAGGATGGAATCCTTTCACAGAATGTGTTGAACCAGATGAGAAAGCCGGGAACGATGGTAACAAAAGCACCAACGGAAGCAGTCACGGATAAAAAGCTTACTGTGTATATCTTTGACATTGATGGACAAAAGCAGTTTTTCGATAAGCGCTACATTTCTTATTTTGATGGGAACTACTTTTATGCGATTGGAACTGATCCTCGTTTTCCTCTTATGAGAGTGGAAGATTCCAATGGAGCAGTAAAGGGTTTTATTGCTGGAGTTCACACAGATGAATCCAAGGTCCAGGGAGAAAAGCCATCCAAGCTGAAAAGCTTTTCCAACGCAAAGGCACCTACCGTGGAAAGAAGAAACCCCAATGCAGTTGTAAAGACTGGAAACGGTATGGATCAAGTTGCAAAGAAGGCGGATCAGAGGCCTGGCATGCGTTCTGCGGATGGTGCTAGCACGGTTGAAAGCAGTGTGAAGTTGGAGGACTTCGGTGAAAAGATTGGCGGCGCCAGAAAGGATATTTGGAACAGCCGGGGGCTTCTGGTCGATGATCTTTCCGCGATGAATGACCGAGAGCGGTCTAAGGCTGTGAAAAAGGACAATGTGTGGAAGCGGCCGGATTATCGGAAACTGGCGGAGGGCGGAGAATCCCGCGGCATTCTATATGCCAGAAATGAAATCCGGAAAGCACTGAACCAGAACATTACATACCCATATGTAAGAGGCGACACTGCACAAAGTCCACAATACCTGGAACGAGTGAGAAATCTTCAGGAAGATTTCGTTTCTACTGTGCGCGATATCCAGGCGCTTGCAGAGAGGGCGAGAACTGCGGAAGATTTCCGGAATATGGGAAGGCCATGGCTTAAAGAGCATGGATTTATGACCGAAGTGAACGGTAGAGAACAATATACCGATAAGTGGAGAAAAAATCCGGCTCTACAGTCAACAGATTATGTGTCAACCGTAGAATTTCTGGCAAGAAATTTTGATAAGCTGGAAGCACTGGCGGAGAAAAAAGGATTTGCCGCCGACGTCAAGATGCAGGTTCCAAAGGGATATACCATCCACCAGGACAGTCAGGAGGATGGTACATGGTTTGTGGCCAAGGGTCACTACATTCTGAGGCATCATTTCCCCAGCTATGATGATGCGCTGACGTTTTTGAAACAGCTGACCGAAACCAAAAAGCGGAAGACCCGGTTTGTTCCGCAGCAGCTTCTGGAGGTGCATCGAAAAGGCCCTGACTATCGGAAAAACAAGAATGTATCCGGACAGGACTACCTGGACACCTTCGGATTTCGAGGCGGTGAATTTGGCAATTGGCTGAACGAAAAGGACAGACAAGTTTCTCTGAACTATGGCTTTGATGCATTGAAAGATCTGGCTGATGCCTTACAGATCGCGGACACAGATATTTCCTTGGATGGAAACCTGAGCATTGCTTTTGGTTCCAGAGGACAAGGCTTGTCCGGAGCAGCAGCCCATTATGAGCCGGAACGTCATGTTATTAACCTGACAAAAATGAAAGGTGCCGGCAGTCTTGCTCATGAGTGGTTTCACGCCTTGGACGATTTCATTGGTGGATATCAAGAGAAGATGGCGACCGACAATCAGCGGAACTTGCCTGAAACCACAAAAGGGGCCATTCGTAATCTGATTACCACCATGCAGTACCGGGATGCGACGCAGGAAGAAACCGATCTGGCCGCTTCCAAGCGATACGAGCAGGCAAGGAGAAGCGTAACATTCCAGGTAAATGAAATGTTCCCATGGGTGGAAAAACTGGAAAACGGAAGGCTTTTGGAGCATGAAACAAAGTATTTTAACCGAAAGCCAACGGTTGAGGATGCCAAGAGATACCAGAATCTGCTAAATCGGCTTCTGGATACCGGAGACGCTTCTGTGATTGAGGAATTAAGTGAATTTCGCAAAGAGATATACGGAAGGGTGATTCCCAAGGAAAACCGTGAGGCAATCGGCTACAGGCTTTTTCCGCTGAAACCGGATGCCGGGAAAAATGTTCAAAAAATGCGGAAGTATACCGATTTCTACACCAACAGCCGACGGTTTAATGACCTGTATCAGAAGGACGGTGACTACTGGGACAGCACTGTGGAAATGGCGGCAAGAGCCTTTGCCTGCTATGTTGCAGATAAAACCGGTGCAAGCAATGATTACCTGTCTGCCCATTCAGAGAGTGCAGTTGGCTTCGATGTGGAAAAAAACGGTGAACTGAAGGTTATTAAGGCATTTCCGGAGGGACAAGAACGAACGGACATCAATGCTGCATTTGACCAACTGATTGCGGCTTTGAAGGATGATGGTTTCTTGCGCGAGCAGGAAGAGACGGAAAAGCCGGGTATGATCCAGTACCAGTCCAGAAGGTATCTTTCTGACAGTTCTGATTCTCCGATTGCACAGGCCATTACATCTGCAAAGACATCCATAAAACAAATTCCTGCATTGTTCAAGGATAAGAATGTCAATTTTGGAGAGGTAAACATTGACATAGGTGGTGGACGGTTTGATCTTGCGACGGAATATCTGGAAAGCATAGGAGTTAAGAACCTTTTATTTGACCCCTATAATAGACCTGCGGAAACCAATAGAAGCACGCTATCTTTCCTCCAACATGGTAATAGAGCAGATACTGCAACATGTGCCAATGTACTGAATGTTATTGCAGAAAAACCGGCAAGATCCAATGTTATATTGGAAATGGCAAAAGCAATTAAACCGG